TGGATCACCCCTGAGAACATTATGATCTCCATTAGCCAAGTCTGTTTCCATTAGTATAGCTCTTGCTCTTGTTTCATCTTGCTGAGTGTATGTCCTTAATCCTTGATCACTTACTAATCTATCAACAAAAACTCTTGCAGCTTTAATAATTACATATCTTCTTGCAGGTTCTGGAATCTCATCAAAAGTTCTTAAATATACAACAGTACAGATAAGATCTTCATCAAATTCAAATTTATTATTTAACCTGTCATATAATTTCAAACCACGTTGTATTGCATCTATAGTTGGATGCTGATGAATATTAGGATCAACTCTTAATACATCAGTAGAAAGTGCTACTTGTTTAGAAGCATCTCTAGTAAGAGTTACATCTATTTCAGTATTAAAAGACCATCCTTCACTCTGTACATCTTTATTAACTTCAGTAAGAGTGGACTGTGCTAGACGAGCATCAACAGGCAAAGTACCTGTAAGACTGTTAATAGGAGCTTCTCCTATAGCAGCCAACATAATGTTTACAGCTTCTAGTTCAGTGGTTGCAGCTACACTCATGCCTTACCTTTTTTATTTTTATAAAAGTCTCTTATCAGTTTCATATCTGATGGACTATGAGGACCAGGACCAGACAGACGTTTGTTTGCATCTCTTACATCTTTAGGAATTACAGCAATTCTAAGATCTTTACGAGATTTCTTTTTACGTTGAGCAAGTTTTGCCATAATTAATAACCCTTTTTAGATACTTTAGAACCTTTTTTGGTTGTTGTCTTTTTGGTTGTTTTTTTACCGTAAGCCATAGTTTTAAATAGAAAGAAAAAGAGTACCCAGTTTACTGAGTACCCTTTGTGTTGTTATTAAGAGTTGGATAACTTGATAGCTGCTGCACACTCTGGTCTTAGGATTCCATGCCCAAGTGCGTATTTTGCTACGAGTAGCGTTCCTTGGTACATAATACCGTAGTCAGAGCCTGAGATCTCAGTTGTCATATCCATTAATTTTACAGTTCCTACTGCACTCTTATGGAATACTAAACCGATAGTCTTACTATCATCACCTGAGTAAGTGTTGTTAGCCCCGCTTGGGTTAGAAGATACGTTTGATTGAGGTACGTTGTTACTCATCATTACAGGAATACCTGCAATCATTTGTACACGACCTGATGCAAATGAACCATTTCCACCTGGGTTAAAGTCAACATCTACTGTTCTTGTAGCAGACTCAGCAAGTTTGTAGTACTCAGCAGGTGGTAAGACACAATATCTGTCTGTAGGAGGAATGTCACGCTCGTCAAATGCCTGTGCAATGTCATAGATAGCTGCTGCTATTTCATCACCATCCACGTTTGCTGAAGCTGTATTACCAGAACCAAGAGTCAAGGTAAGACCACCAGCAGGTCCAGTAATTGTTGAAGATGCACGACTCGCATTTGCGATTACTTTCGCTACGTTTT